AGCCGAACCCCGAGGGGTCGCGCAGGAACTTCACGAAGCCCTTGGTCGCCAGCACGCTGAGGCGCTCACGGATCGTGTGCTTGCTGCCCAGACCGCCCCGGTTCTCGAAGGTCTCGGCGAACTGCATGGCGGTGTAGAGGCGCTCGCTCGCCGCCTCATCCAGCAACATGCCGAGGATGACATCGTGCTTGCGCAGCCGTTCGGCATCGAGTTTGGCGCCGACCTCCTTGCGCACCAGGCGCTCGTTCATCGGGTTCAGCTCGACCCACTCCCCCTTCACTTTGTCGATCAGCTTCCCCGGCAGCGCGGGCCCGTTTCGAAGCTCGATCTCCAGCCTGCGGACGGTGCTGTCCTCGTCGGGTCGGTGCATGAGCAGCCCGGAGGTGTAGAAACCCCGCAGCGCGCTGGCGCCGGAGAGCGCGAGGAAGGGATCGTCCTTGACCTGATGCTTGGTGGCCTTGCGGGTGTGGTGGGCGAGGATGACGCCCGCATCCGGATTGACCGCCTCGCGGAGAAGCTCCACCCGGTCCTTCAGGAAAAACATCATGGCGGTGTTGTCGTTCTCGCCGCCCCCCTCAGGTCCGCCGTCGAAGAGATTGCGGATCGGGTCGATGACGATGATGTCGGGCGGCGCGTCGGCGAATGCGGCCCGGATCGCCTCGGCCACGCGGGCGACGCCCTCCGCGTCCAGCAGCAGCTTCAGCTTCGGTGTGGCGATGAAGGTGTCGCGCGCGGCGGCGATCACGGCGGCGGGCAGCGCGATCTGCTGCATGCGCTCGCGCAGATAGTGATACTGGATCTCGGCCTGCAGATAGAACACGCGCAGCGGCCGGGGCGGCGTGAAGCCGAGGAACGGCACGCCAGCGGCCATGTGCACGAGCCATGAGATCAGGAAGTCGCTCTTGCCGACCTTGGGCGCGCCACCCAGCACTAGGAGACCGCCCGGCGTCAGCACGCGCGGCCCGATGACGTCCTCGGGCATGGGGCTCGTGTCGTCGAGGAGCGCGCCAAGGCTGAAGGTCGGCAGCGGGCTGGCCGGGGCATCGACATGGGCCGCGCGCAGGAGCGGCGGGCCGTTGCGCTTCACATGCAGCTCCCAGAGGCGTTCGGACTCGGCCATGAGCCGATCGAGCGGCCAGGACGGGCGCAGCATCGCGGCGTTGTAACCGCAGATCGCCTCCCAGCCCGCGAACGGGTCGAGGCGGCCCTCGTGCACCAGGCGCACGTAATGGCCGATGGCGGCGCTTGCCCCCTGGAACCGGGACCAGTCGTCGACCGCGCCCTCGCGCACTGGCGTGGTGAGCACCGCGTCGATGCCGGGCTTGGCCTGCGGGGCCGAGACGTCGCTGGCGAAGCCCACGCCGGGCAGCGGCAGCATCTCGGCGACCTTTTCGGCGAAATCCGCAAGATCCACCTCGATGTCGCGATGTTCGCGGATCTGCACGAGGCGTTGATGGCCGTGTTTGTGATAGACGGTGCCTGGCACCCGGATTGGCTGATGCGCCGAGCGGAAATGCGTGTCGCCGCCGACCTTCACCGCGATCTCGCCGCGCAGGCGGCAGAGGGTGGCCAGGTCCTCGCCCTCGGCGGGTTCGGTCAGTTGCCACCAGACATGGAGCTTCGCAGCACCCTCGGGCGTGCGCCCGCCGCTTTCGATGATCAGCGTGGGCGTGCCGAGGTGGCGGGTGACATGGTCCAGCTTGGCCGGGATGTCGCCTGCGTCGAGATCGACGACGATGGCCTGCATCTGCAGCACATCGGCGGCGCGGGCCTGGTTCTGTTCCTCGACCGTGCCGGGAATGACATAGACGGCCGCCCCCTCGCGGTTCGCCCACGCGGCGAAGGTCGCGAGTTTTCCCGGCGCGGTGTCATCGGCGGGGATCCAGATGTTGTGCGGCTTGCCGTCCCGGCCCTGACCCTTGTCAACGAAACCGCGGAGCGGGATCAGCCCCTCGCACCAGCTGAACACGGTGTCGAGGAAGACGGCGATCTGCTCGGGGTCGGGGTCGCAGCCGAATGGGTTCTCGGACGGCGGCCCGTCGTTGAAGTCCATCCACGGGTTGAAGTGCAGGATGCCGTCGTCGCTCATGCGGGCAGCCCCCAGCAGCGCTCGGACCACGGGCAGAAGCGGCATTCGAAAAAGTCGGGCGTGGTCGCGACGCGCGGCAGCAACTCGCCCGCATCGGTCGCCTGCAGGATCCGCACGCCCCGGTCGGACATGCGCTGCGCGAGATCGGCGTCGAAAGGCACCAGTTCATGGTGCAACTCGGCCGTGTCCTTGTTGATCGCGGTGAACACGGCGGGCGCGGCCGAGATACCGGGGACCGTCGCCTCCATGTAGGCCTGGTAGAGCGCGATCTGGGCGGCGTAGACCGGCTTCGACTTGGTCACGCCATCCTTGACGCAAGCCCGCCAGTTCTTGGCGTTCATCGTCTTGCATTCCCACAGTGCGGGAACGGCGAGACCGAAACCTTCGGGCCCGGCGGCGATGATGCCATCGACATGGCCCCGGATGCGTCCGCCCGCGACCGAGAAGCCGAACTGGCCGCCATCGGGTCGGTTGCCCTTGCGCGTGTAGAGGTCGAACCCCGCGCCGCGCAGCCAGGCGACGGCCAGATCCTCGAGCGCATGGCCGATGGCGAAGATGCGCAGCGACTGGCCCGAGAAGTCCTGGCCCTCGTCCTTCGGCGTCGCCGTGAACTCGAACTGAAGGGCGCGCTCGCAGGCATGGCCGAGGCGGGATCCGCCGAGGTAGTCGCGGGGCGTCCGTGTCGCCTGATCGGCGGTCAGCGCCAGATCGACCGCGGCGTTGACCCGCTCTGCGAAACTCGGCCGGTGATTGTAGTCGAGGGTCAAAACGGCACCTCCGGCGTCTGCGCCCGGGCGATGTCGGACATGGCCTCGCGGAAGCCCTCGACGGCCTCCTCGATCAGTGCGCGCACCTGCGCCTCGGTCAGATCCGCAAGCGGAGTGGCCCAGCCGATCTCGTCCATCAGCAGCGCTACGCGCTTCATGGTGGCGGTGATCGCGGCGCGCTCTTCCTCGGTCAGGTCAACCATCGCGAAACGCTCCCTGGCCAAGCGCGTCCAGAAGGACTGGCAGGGCATCGAGCAGAACCAGACCGAGGGCCGGGGCTGCTTCGACCGGTGCGGATCGAACCAGCCAAAACCACGGGTGGGTTGCCGGCAGACAGCACAGAGCGTCCCACGCGGATGCCAGAGCCGCCGCCGGTCCTCGGCGGTGATGGGTGTGGATGTGGGCATGGGTCATGCCGCCCTCCGTTCGGGAGAGGCCGCCGTGTCGATCAGCTGGCGGATGGCGCGCTTGTTGAAGCCGAAGGTCATCAGCGCCGAGGCGCGGTAGCGCGTCAGGCCGAAGTCATGGCGGCACTCGGGCGGCAGGTACTGCAGCTGCTTTTCGGTCGGCGGCTGGCGCAGCCAGGACCGGGTCTTGAAGGCGCTTTCGTCGGTCTCATGGGTGTTCAGCCAGTCGTCGGCCTGCGCGAGGCAGACAGTGCGCTCACCGACACCCAACAGGTGGGGGCGCTCGCCCTTCGCCCCGCCGATGGCGTACCAGACCCCGTCCAGCCAGAAGATGCCGCCCCAGGCGGCGAAGCCCGTGGCCATCAGCGCGTCGTCCGTGCCGTAGAGGTCGACCCACGCGAAGCTGGACCGCTTCAGCAGGTCGATTTCCGTCATCATGAAGCCCGACAGCGGCGCAGCACCGCCACCTTCACCGGTCTCTTCGTCCTCCCGCGGGACCGCCTCGCCGCAGAGCGGGCATTCGGTGGCGGCCAGCGGGATCTCCGCCTCGCAGGCAGGGCAGGTCTTGGTCGGCGCCTCACCGGTTTCCGTCTTGCCGTCGAGATCGACATCCTGTTCCAGGGTGCCGTGGATCAGGCTCGAGGTGCCGAAGTCGAGCACGATGCAGTCGGTCTTGACGATGCCCGGGTATTCCTCGGGGTCGACGGTGCGCAGGCCGCGCCCGACCATCTGGATCATCGTGGACTTGTAGGAACTGGGCCGCAGCAGCACGACGCAGGAGGTGGGCGGATGGTCCCAGCCCTCGGTCAGCACGGCCACGTTGACGACGACGCGGATGTCGCCCGCCGCGTAGTCGGCGAGGATCGCCTTGCGGGTCTCGGCCGCCAGATCGCCGTGGATCAGCGCTGCGGAAACGCCCGCCGCCCTGAACGCCTCGGTGACGTGTTCGGCGTGGGCGACGGTGGAGCAGAACACCACGGTCTGCCGGTCGCCCGCCTTTTCCTTCCAGTGCCGGATCACCTCGTCGGTGACGGGGGCGCGATCCATGATGCCCGCCACCTCCGCCATGTCGAAATCCGACATGGTCTTTCGGACGGACCGCAACTCGTCCTGCACGCCCACGTCGATGACGAAGGTGCGCGGCGGCACCAAGTGGCCCGAGGCGATAAGCTCGCCCAGCCGCACCTGATCGGCGACATTGTCGAAGACCTCGCGCAGGCCCTTCCTGTCGCCCCGGTTCGGCGTCGCCGTGACCCCGAAGATGCGGGCGTCTGGATTGGCCTCGCGCACGCGGTCGATGATGCGGCGATAGCTGTCGGCGACGGCATGATGCGCCTCATCCACGACCAGCAGGTCGAGACGCGGCATGTCGGCGAGGTTCGAGGCGCGCGCCAGCGTCGGCACCATGGCGAAGGCGACCTGACCGCCCCAGGACTTCTCTGTGGCGTCGATGACCGAGGTGGCGACGCCCGGCACCACGCGCTGGAACTTGGCGCGGTTCTGCGCCGTCAGCTCGTCACGATGCGCCAGAACGCAAGCCTTGGCGCCGTCGCCGATCATCTCGCCGGTGACCGCCGAGAGCATGATGGTCTTGCCCGCACCGGTGGGCGCCACGCCCAGCGTGTTGCCGCGGGAAGCGAGCGCAGCCACGCTGCGCTCGACGAAGGTCTTCTGGCGGGGGCGCAGGCGCATGGCCGGTCTCCCCCTTACTGCGCCCAGCTCGGCCGCCCGGCGGCGCCGGGGGCGGACGCGGGCTGGCTGGGCTGGGTGGCCGTGGTGGGCTGCTGCGGGGCCTGGCCCTGCGCCGGGGCGGCGGTGAACTGCGGCGCGACCGTGCCCATCAGCGCCGCGTAGTCGCGATGGTCGGGGGTGACGGCGGCGCGGATCTCGTTCTTGTCCTCGCCGTTGGTGTCGGTGCCGATGTCGATGCGGGCGATGAACTCGACGCCGTCGAGATCGCCGAAGCCGTTGATGCGGCGGCGGGCCTGCGCCTCGGGCGAGTTGTCCTTGTCGGACACGCCGCGCCCCGAGTTGAGGATGCCGCGGATCAGGCCGCGCCCCATGTTGGCCCAGTCCGGACCCTTGGGGCTGTAGAGGCCGATCAGCGACCAGACCTTGCGGCGGGCATAGGGCCCCTCGAGCACCGTGTATTCGGCGTCGAGATAGACAGCGCCGGTGGCGGCGCGGCGCGCCCAGCCGCCGGTCCAGCCCTGCGAGGGGTCGTCGAAGCCGCCGGGGCGGAGCGTCAGGCGCACCTTGGCGAGCGTGCCCTTCGGGATGACGTTGCTGTTGGATTGGGCGGAGTTGAAGTCGTTCCAGGGTCCGGACATTGCGCGGCTCCTTTCAGTTGGAGGATGGGACGCGCAGTGGCGTCAGAGGGGAAAAGCCACCCCGGCGACCGGATCGGGACACGGGGCATGGCGAGATGCGCTCAGCCATGGCCAGACTCCTGCGCGGGCGCGGGATCGGCCGGGGTCACCGGCGGCCAGGTCAGGCGTTCGGAGGCTGGCGCCGCGGGGCGCTGGATCTTCTCCATCAGCCGGCCGAGATGCGGGGCCTCGACCCTGTCGAGGCGACCGGAACGGTCCTTGGCGGGATAGCCCCAGGGGTTCAGCGTCTGGCAGACGAAGGCGCGCTGCGGCTGGCCGCCCGGGTCCGGGATATCGGCCATGGTGATGACCTGATCCACAATTCCCGGCAGTTCGAGCCCGGTCTTCGAGCCGTCGATCTGCGGCTGGAAGACCTTGCGGTTGAAGTCGTCGAGCCGCTCGTCGAGAATCCCGACGAACCAGACATGCTTGCCGCGCGTGTGCTGCAGGTGGGTCAGCCATCCGATCATCTCGCGGCCGTGCAGACCGTAGGCGCCACGGATGTCGGGCTTGCCGGTCTTCTCGGAGAACGCCTCGGGCTGGCCACGGCACCACTGGAAGCAGAGCCGCCCGGCCACGGTGATCGAGTCGATGAAGACGGTCTCGTACTTTCCGATCACCGCCGGATCGCCGTAGCGCCCGCAGACTTCGTCGAAATGCGCTTGGCTGTAGGGCTGGTCCTCGCGCAGCGCCGGGTTCGGCCCGCCGATGAACACCGCAAAATCCCGGCATTCTTTCCAGGTGCGGGGCCGGAGCGTGTCGATCTCCAGCCCCTCGACCGCCAGATCCCCGGCCTCGAGGTCGAGGAAGAGCGTGGTCGAGGCGTTCAGTGTCCAGAGCAGCGAGGTCTTGCCGATGCCGGACCGGCCGAAGATGACGCCCTTGATGCCCTTGCGCTGCGCGAGCCGTTCGTCGGCGCCGATGATGGGAAGGGCCATCACTGGCCCTCCTTCTTCATCACCGCCGTGGCGGCGCGATCGGCGCCGATGCACCCCGCCTCGCGGGCGAGCTTGTAGAGCCGCTTCAGCGCATCGGCGCGGCGGTAGGCAGCCGTGCTCTCGCGCTCAGCCTCCACGATCGCGAAGGCGATCTCGTCGACGGTGGCCTCGACGACCGGCAGCGGCTCGTGCGGCTCGTCACCGGCGCGCTGCGGCAGGGAAATAGTTTCGGGGAGGTCTTCAAGGGCGTAGCTCGCCTTGCGAAGACGGGTGATGTCGTCCGGCTGGTCCGGCATAGCTGTTCTCCGTGGGATGATGTGATCGAGGAGGCGCATCACGCGGCCTCGCGGACGTCGGGCGCGGGCTCGGCGACGTAGATCGCCAGCAGCGGCGTCCCGTCGGCATGGGCGCCGGCGTCCTCGATCTGGTAGTTGCGGTTGGGCTCGCAGACCTCGGTCAGCTCCCAGCGGCGATAGAGCCCCGGAAGACGCCTGAAATCCTCGAGCGACAGATCGGCAGTGCGGTTCATGCGTGTCTGCTTTCGGTTGGAGGGAAGGCGCTCGGGGCGCTCGAATGGGAAAAGCCACCCGCGGGACCGGATCGGGACATCGGTTCAGGGGATTTCCTGGAGGGCGTCGTGCAGCCGGCGCATCGCGCGCTGGTACCGCTTGCGGGCGGCGGCCTCGGTCAGGCCCAGCTCGACGGCGACCTCGGCCTGGGAGAAGCCCTCGATTGCCACGCGGATCACCAGCAGGGCGTCGTCGCCGAGCAGCTTCCGCACGGCGCCGTTGAGCCGCGCGTATCCGGCCGCGCCGATCCCGCTGTCGCCGCTGTCCGCCACTTCATCGGGATCGGCGCTGCTGGCGAGATGTTCGCGCGCCGTGTCGCGCTGGCGCACGCGGATCATGTCGCGCTCGACGTTCCGCAGCACCGTGGCCGCGATCCAGTTGACGCGCCCGAGGTCGAGGCCGCGGACCGCCTCGGTGGTGCGCGCCAGTACATCGGACGCGACCTCGTCGGCGGTGCCGAGCCTGCGCCAGAGCGACCGGCGCCGGATGGCGTCGAGGCCGGGCCAGAGCGCCAGCAACAGCAGCGTCAGGGCGCAGTCGGACGCGGGCCCGTCGCCCTGCGCCGCCCGGACCAGCGCGGCCAGGATCAGGTTTTTCCGGGCGGGATCGCCGGGGGTGCGGTGCAGCCCGTCCAGCAGGGCCGCCGGATCCTGGAACGGTGCCAGGACGGCTTGCGCACGCCTGACGGCGTCGAAACTGCGCTGGAAGTGAAGGTTGGAGGATGAATACATGAGGTGATCACGGATCTCGTGCCACGCGAAGGACATCGGACGCCTGCCTTGCGGCCAGGCGTCCGGCGCCTTCTCGTGGCCAGGTCAGGACGTCGCGCGTCTCTGCGATTTCAGGAGGTTGGGTGAATGCGCGCGTCAGCGCGCGGGGGCGGTCGCGTTGTTCAGCGTGCCGCAGCCCCGGCAGGTGGCCTGAACCGGAAAGCCCACCAGATACTCGTGCCCCCGCGCGAAGCGCAGGTGCATGCGGCCGTCCCGGCAGACGCCGAGCAGCTTGTCACAGCGCGTGCAGCGCCATTCCGAGTTGTGGGTGGTGGGCTTGGTCTTCGCGACGCCGGACCAGCTCGTCTGGGCTGCCTGGCGCGGGGGGAAGGGAGTCGGCATCGAAGTGCTCCTCTGATGTGGAGCCCTTCCAATAATCAGCGGTTTGTTAGACCGTCCCGCCCGAAACCCTAGATGAACTCTAGATCACGCGGTGTCGGTCGCCTCGCCGAGACGCCAATAGCGATTGCTCGAGCCGTGCCGGATGTAAGTCGGATGAGCCTTCGCCCATGCGCCGGAAGAGAACAGCTGTCTGGGATTGTCAGACCCCATCCCGTCCATCAGGACCTTGGTCAGCCGCTGGCCTGTGCCATCAGTCGCCGCTTCAACAAGGCTTTCGAAGAGTTGGATCTGGCCCACGCCGTCGAGCGTGAGCGGCTCGAGACCAGGGATGATGAGCGTCGCAGAGCGAGGCGTGTGTCGCACAACCTGAGCGATTTGCGCAGAGGTCGCCAGCGTTCGGTTTGCCTCGAAGCGCCGGGCCATTTCCTCTCGGTCCAGATCGCCGAGGCTTCCGTCGTTCAGCAGCAGGTCGCGCAGCGCGATAACGACGTTCGGCCCGAGGAATTGCGGCGGCTCATCGGAAACGGCGAGTACGAGACCGGGGCCCGCTGTATGCCGCGACCGAAGCGCAGTCTCCACACTCTCGCGGGCTTTCAGATCGGCAAGGCGGCGCGCCAGGTAAAGTGGGACCTTTCGCTCACCCAGTGCCATCGGCCCAAGCGAGACGAGGAACTCGTTGATGGTTTCGATGTTCCTGATGCCGAGAGAGCCAGCTATCGCCTTGAGGATGGTTTCGGCGAGCCATGCTCGATCGATCCCGTACTCGATCGCATTGGTGTCGAGACGCAATCCGTCCACCTCCCCAAAGGAACCGGTTTGTCGAACCGTCCCTGGCTCCGGACCCGCTTGCTGCTCAACTTCGACAACCTCATCGTCATGCTCGGCGAGCCCAATCACCTGCCGCCCTTTGCGGGCAATCAATCTCGCACTCACCAGGCGCGCTGGATCGACGCCCGCGGAGTTGAAGAACGCACCTGCAACAGTGTCGCCGGGCAGGTCGTACAGCGACAGAAGAAAGCCGAACCACTGCGCCCGTTCCTGATCGGTGAGTGTCCGCAGGTTCTGCGTAAGTCCCCAGTGTTCGAGCAGTCGGAACCCGAGGTCCCGAAGGAACGGGTCGCGCATGCTCTGCACGTCCGAACTGCTGCCATCCGAGATCGAGACCCGGAAGGTTCCCTTCTTGCCGTCTGATCGACGGGTGTAACCAATTGCGATGGCGATTTTCGTGAAGCCGAAACTCCGGATCAGGGTGGCTGAATTGGCGACGTATTTCCGGACAACGTCCTCCATCTTGTCTTCTATGGTCACCTTGATGTTCAGCCGCCGGCCCCACGAGCCGAGGCGCACCTCGGCCTCGACTACCGCCGCCAGCGTGATCTCGACATCGTCGAAATCCGGGCGATCCAGATCGAAGGAGGACCTGAAGCGTTCGAGGTTGAACTCTCGGCGGGTCAGCGGCTTGGCCGAAGGCGGGCGCCCTAGAACGACCTCCGCGAAGACCTTTGAGGTTTTTTCGCGAACCTCGCCGCTGGCAGATGCGACCTCGATTTTCTTCAGCTTGGGCGTGTAGATTAGGACAGCCTCGTGTGATGGCCTGTAGTAGTGGACAGTCCAGCCCCCTTCCTCGCGATGATTGTCGATACTCGACAGGGGCCCGGGATGGCGCAGGGCGACCATGAAGGACGGCGGGTAGTTGGCGGTCTCGGGTAATTCGAGGACGGACGCGGTGACCTTGCCCTTCAGTCCCAGAGCTTCCTGAACAGCGTCACAGAGCTTCTCGTCAGGGATTCCGTCTGTGTCGGCAACAGAAGCGTGGTCGAAGTCCACCTCGCAGCATGTGTAATATGTGCGCCGTTCTCGATAGCGCCGCGCGGCATAGAAGCTCTGGGCGTCGTGAAAGTGCATCGGGAAGACCGTGCGCATCCAGATGCTCTTGCACAGCAGGTCAGGCTGGGACTCATACTGGTCGTAGTCGACATTTTGCAGCCGTTGGCCCGCAACCGTTTCGAGTGAGGTCGCTCCCTTGTCCTGACCCATGTCGAGCAGAGCGCCAGCGATGCCTTCAAGTAGCCCGATGATTTCCTTGTCCTCCGAACGCAGGTACGCACTCAGCGCAGCCTTGCCTTGATCATCGGTCGTGCCCTCAGTGAATTCCGGCGGAGCGAGAAGAGTGTCGTCGGGCCGTTTGAAGCTGGCGAGAAACTGCCGGACCAGCGCAGCGGGGGCGCCCTGAAGGATACTCCCGAGGTTCGGTCCGAATTCGCTCTTCCTCCGCGCCATGAACTCACCTCAATGAACAACTGCTCTCGATTGATTCAACCCACGATAATCATGGACATATCCGTGATCGGCAAGCCCTGATGTTCTCTCCCTGTTCGCATTTCTGCATTCCGTTCTTCTGAGATGTCCCGCCCCGGGCGGCTGGGTGGCTTTTGATCGGTAACGACACCACCGAGCATAGCCACCGAGACATGAAACGCCCGAACCCGCTCCCTCCCGACCACATGACGCCCGCCGAGCGCCGCGCCGAGCTCTGCGGCCTGTTGGCGCTCGGGCTTGTTCGGTTGCGCATGCGGGAGAAGGGCGAAGTATCTGTCGATACTGGAGAACGTTGCCTACACTATCCGCCCGACCAATGCCGTCATGCAACTCCAACACACCGGAGAAATGCATGAACAAGCCCGATCCCATCCCCGCGCGCCTGGCCGCGCTCAAGACCACGTCGACTCCCGACCTGAAGAAACATTGGCGCGACCTGTTCGATAGCGAGCCGCCGCCGTTCAATCGCCGGTACCTGGAAAGCCGCCTGGCCTACCGCATCCAGGAACTGGCCTATGGCGGGTTGAAGCCCGAAACGGTCCGGCGGCTGGAGCGGCTGGGCGAGGAACTGGACGGCGGCGACAGGACGAAGCGCAGCCTACGCGCCGACCGTGACCGCCCGATCACCGGCACGCGGCTGCTGCGCGAGTGGCAGGGCGTCGAGCAGATCGTCACCGTCACCGCCGAAGGCTTCGAATGGCAGGGGCGCCCCTACAAGTCGCTGTCCGCCATCGCGCGGGCCATCACCGGGACGCGGTGGAACGGCTGGGTGTTCTTCGGACTCAAGAACCACAGGGGGCGGACATGACGAAGCCACCCGAAAAATCGAAGCTCGTCCGCAAGCTGCGGTGTGCCGTCTACACCCGTAAATCGTCTGAGGAAGGGCTGGAGCAGGAGTTCAATTCGCTCCACGCCCAGCGCGAAGCCTGCGAGGCGTATATCGCCAGCCAGCGATCCGAGGGCTGGGTGCTGGTCCGCGATCAGTATGACGACGGCGGCATCTCCGGCGGCACGCTGGAACGGCCCGGTCTTCAGCGGCTGGTCGAAGACATCGAGGACGGGCTTGTCGACGTGGTGGTGGTCTACAAGATCGACCGCCTCAGCCGCTCGCTGGCCGACTTCGCCAAGCTGGTCGAGGTGTTCGACCGGAACGGCGTGACCTTCGTCTCGGTCACCCAGTCGTTCAACACGACCACGTCCATGGGGCGACTGACGCTGAACATCCTGCTGTCCTTCGCCCAGTTCGAGCGCGAGGTTACGGCCGAACGAATCCGCGACAAGGTCGCCGCCAGTCGAAAGAAGGGCATGTGGATGGGCGGGGTGCCGCCTTACGGCTACCGCGTCGAGAACCGGAAGCTGGTCATCGACGACGAGAGCGCCGCGCATGTGCGCTGGATCTTCGCGCGCTTCCTCGAGATCGGGTCCTGCACGGAACTGGCGCGGGAGGTCGGCACGCGCGGCCTCCGGACGCCGCGCGGCAACCGGATCGACAAGAAATACATCTACCGCATGCTCAGCAACCGCGCCTACATCGGCGAGGCGGTCCACAAAGGCGACAGCTATCCCGGCGAGCACGACGCCATCATTGATCCTGAGATTTGGGACCGGGTCCACGCCATCCTGCAGGAGAGCCCGCGCAAGCGCGCGGCCCGCACCCGCGCCGACACGCCCGCGCTGCTGAAGGGGCTGCTGTTCGGGCCCGATGGCGCCGCGTTCTCACCGACGCATACTCGGAAGGGGGATCGTCTCTACCGCTACTATGTCAGTCAGACCGTGCTGAAGCATGGTGCTGGTTCGTGTCCGGTCGGCCGCGTGCCTGCGGGCGAGATCGAGGGCGCCGTCATAGACCAGCTCCGCGCCGTGTTCCGCCAGCCGGAGATTGTTGCGGGGACCTGGAAGGCGGCGCGTGCCTACGCCGAAGACATCTCCGAGGCCGACGCACGCGCGGCCTTGCAGCAGCTCGATCCGCTGTGGGACGAACTCTTCCCCGCCGAGCAGGCGCGCATTGTCACGCTGCTGGTTGAGCGCGTCGATATCGGCACGAACGGGCTCAACTTCCGGCTCCGGATGGACGGCCTCGGAGGGCTCGCGCGCGAGATGCTGTCTGGCAGCATCGGAGCAGCGGCATGACCCGCGCGATGGCGGTCCCCGAGACGGTCACAATCCACGTGCCATTCCGCATCGTGAAGCGCGGCGGGCGGAAAGAGATGCAGATGCCCGACGGTGCCGCGCTACCGCGAAGCACGGACAGCACGCTGGTCAAGGCTCTGGCCCGCGCGTTCCGGTGGAAACGGATGCTGGAGTCGGGGGAGTTCGCCACCATCGGCGAACTGGCAGAGCGCGAGGGGATTGCTGTGTCCTATCTGACCCGCGTGCTGCGTCTGACGCTGCTCGCGCCGGACATTGTGGAGGCAATCCTGGATGGGACGCAGGAGCCTGATCGTACGCTGTCGCAGCTGCTCGAAACCCTTCCAACTGACTGGCAATCGCAGCGGCGTGGTCACTACCGACCTGGGTCCGCAACGGACCTAGCCCGAAGCTAAGTTTCTCGGACCCCGCTCTCCTTCCTCATCGTGCGATTGCACGGGTTGGGCTGACAGAGGTTGCCAGCACGACAGGCAGTACCTATGTGTTCCCTCATAGGGATCGTATAGCATTGACAGATCGAGGGATCGCTGTATAAACGTGATGAATGAGAATCATCGCCCGGCCCAAGCTAATCGCTTTCGGGGAGCGCTTTCCAGATGCGAAGGTGCAGATCGACGTTTGGTGGGCTGAGGCAAGGCGAGCAGAATGGAAAACGCCAGCAGACATCAAGGCCCAGTACCGCAGCGCGAGCATTCTCAAAGGTGGGCGTGTGGTCTTCAACATCTGCGGCAACAAATATCGCCTGATCTTGAAGTTCGATTACGAGAAGGGGATAGGGTTTGTCCGTTTTTTAGGGACACACAAGGAGTATGACGAGATCAACGCGGAGGAAGTGTGATGATGAGCGAACATCGTATTCGGCCAATTCATTCTGAGCAGGACTACGCAGCCGCTCTCGCCCGCGTTGAAATGCTCATGGATATGGGTCGTTCTCCCGCGGAGGATGACGAACTCGACGTGCTCGCGACTCTCGTCGAGGTCTACGAAGACCGGCGTTTTCCAATGGATGCGCCCAATCCCGTAGAAGCGATCAAATTCCGTATGCAACAGCTTGGGATGAGCCAAAGTGACCTAGCCCCGATCTTCGGAAGCCGGGCCAAGACTTCTGAGATTTTGAGCGGTAAGCGCGATCTGACTCTGAAGATGATCCGCGCACTGCATGAGCATCTGGGCATTCCCGCTGAAGTGTTGATCCGGGATGGGGGAAGCCTGCCAAAGGCTCCAGCGGGTATTGAGCTCGATCACTTCCCGATCGCGGAGATGGCGAAGCGAGGCTGGATCAAGAAGACTGCGGACATGAAGGATCGCACGGAGGAAATCGTGCGTGAGCTGATAGCGTGCGCCGGCGGACCGAATGCTCTTCCACAGGCGCTCTTTCGCCAAGGTGGCGGCGCTCGCGCGAACGCCAAGTCGGATGTGCATGCCCTGCAAGCGTGGTGCCTCCATATCCTCTGCGTGGCACGCCGTGCTGGGCTTGCGGGCGTCTACAAAACCGGGACTATCGACCGTGTTTTCATGCGAGAGCTCGCTCGGCTAAGTACTTTCGACGAAGGCCCGAAACTGGCCCAAGAAAAGCTCGCGAAGCACGGTATCGCCCTTGTCGTCGCAGCCCACCTGCCGAAGACCTATCTCGACGGCGCCGCGATGTGGACCGTCGACAAGGTTCCCGTCGTCGGAATGACGATCCGTTATGACCGCCTGGACAACTTCTGGTTCTGCCTGCTGCACGAACTTGCGCACATCGGTCGCCATTTCCCAGATGGAGACGGCGAGATCTTCATTGACGATCTTCAGCTACGCGAGCGCAACCATGAGCGCGATGACGAGCGCGAACGCGAAGCTGACGAGTGGGCGCAGGAGGCGTTGATTCCGTCAGAGCTTTGGGACGAGCATCCGGCGCGTGTCAGCCCGAGCGTTCAGAACGTCCTCTCGCTGGCGCGGAAGGCCGACGTGCACCCCGCCATCGTTGCCGGGCGCATCCGTCATGAGATGCACAACTATCGGCTTCTTTCGCAATTCGTCGGCACGAATGAAGTGAGACCGCTGCTGATGGAGGATGCCGCATAAAGATTAAGCGGGGCGCCCGGCAAGGCACCCCGCTTTTCACTACACGTCGGAAGGGTTTAGGCGCACCCAACCGCCGTGGCTCCGGAGTCCGAAGCACTCTCGTGGTGGTACGCAAGAGATAGACGGTTCGGGACTCCAGGGCAAATCTTTTCATCCGCGCCCAGGAGTATGCCTGAATGGCTACCATCACCAAGCTGACACCGCAGGAGGTGTCGATCATCAAGGCCCGGCTCGCCCGGGGAGACTTCCAGCACCGGATCGCTGCAGATTTCGATCTGAACCAGGGACGGATCAGCGAGATTGCGACTGGCAAGCGCTTTGCGGACATCCCGCCCGTGTCCATGGAGGTGGGACATGTCTGACAAACTCTTCAAGCCTGGGCAAAAGGCCCCGAAATCTGGTCAGTACGAGATCACCGGCCCCCGAGGTGGTGGAACCGGCGTCGAGCGCACCGTTACGCGCAACGAACCGCTCCCTCCGCCTGAACAGAAGGGCCAGCGGTACCGTCTCGTCGATCCGACCCAGCATCGGCGCAAGCCCTGAGACAAACTTGCACGGCCCGGCGTTCGCTGGGCCGTGCGCACAAACGCCCTGACCGTAGGTGCACCGGATAGACTACGGATCGCTACCAACCTTTTCGACCATCTGAGCCCGCATGTCTCTGCCGTCGATGGTCTTCTCAACCACCACAAACAAGCCCTTGCCGCCGCTCTTCCTCTCCCACAGCTGACCGATGGTCCGCTTTTCAGCGGTGTCGGGGCCATCGGCGATGTGAGCTCCCTTGTACTCTACGACGAGCAGTCGACCGTCCTCCAATTGAGCCACGAAATCCGGATAGAACTTGTCCGTGGCCGTCGGCAACCAGAACGAGTTGGGGTGGCGTGCGACATTGCGGATCCAGAACTTCAGGCCTGGCAAGCTGTCGATGGCTTGCGCGCACTGGAATTCTTCACCGTTCTCGGCCCCATCGAAGGCAGGCACATGGTCCGGCCCAAGGAAGTGCTTGCGAGGTTTCCAGCGCCCACGGTACCGGCGCTGATCCCAATACATTCCGTCCTTGAACGCGAAAGCTTCGTCGAAGGACACCTCGACCTTGGCTTCCGGAGCGAAGAGATACCGCTGGTAGACGCCATCGCGTTCCTGCTGACGGATGGCGGCGAGCTTCTCGCGAACCTTGCGGGCGAGGATGAACTTGCACCGCATCAGCGCCGCAATGTGCATTACGC